GCCGAGGGCCTGATAAGACAGGTCGACGTAACCGATTGCCTGTTGGGCAATCCAACCGGGACGGAACACCACGCCGACCGGACCGCCAACCGGTTGGTTGGTCAGGGTTTCGGAGGTTCCGTTCTCGTTGTTATAAACAACGGACTTTTCTTCGTGCCAGTAACGAAGAACATTGGTGTAGTTACCAGGATAGATCTTGGCAACTTGGAGCTGGTTAGAGTTGATCGCCATCGTTAGTTACCTCCTCAAGCGTTAAAGGAGTACGCGATGGTGGCGAAATCAGCGTTCAGGAGTTCGAAACCTGCGTACAGGCTCCAAATCATCATGATGAAACGGCTGAAGTCGTCATTGTTGTTCAGCAGCACCTGAGCGTTGTTGCCGCCGATACCGACGCCCACGCTCTGAGGACCGAAGAACATACCAATAGCGCTCTCGTAAGAAGCAGAGGTACCGCCGATGGTGGCAGTCTGCGACTGAGAGGGCATGTTGGTGGATTCGAAGAAGCGAACGCCTTCGAACACGAAGCCGGTGGGCATAATGGGCTCACCAGCCACGAAGGTGGCCTGACCGAAGCCCTGACCCATGTACAGCGCAGCGTTGGGCTGCATTGCCGACATGAGGGGGTTGATCTGACCGTTGCCAGGATAACGAGCGACCTCGCGGAAATCGCTGTTCTGACGAAGGTGCATCAGGAAGGTCGGATCGCAAACGCAGCGATAGAAACCGTCTTGATAGGTAGGAGTGTTACGCTTACGCAGGCTCTTCACCACGCGCAGCAGGTCGTCCTTGACGTCGAACTTAGCTTGTTCGGCGTTGCTGTAGGTCAGAGAACCAACAGTGAGATCACCAGGGTAGTAGTAACCACCTTGGGTGTCAGAAGCCTGACCCTTAGAAACGGCTTTCAGGAGTTCATTGATAAACACCCGGTCGCGCCAACGACGATAGTCGTCGAGCAGAGTCAGCGAACCAATCGACTGGTGGAAAGCGGTTAGGTTACCGGTGTCCAACAGCAGGCGCTGCGCAGTGATCAAGGTCTCACGAGCAATCTTAAAAGTGCTCGGTTGAGTGGGATCACTCGGGTCAGCAGGGCCGGTGTACTCGCGAAGGGTCACGAGCACTTTGTCCTTCACGATGTTGCGGCTGTTAGCAGTACCGATGGTCTGCTCTGCAGTACGCTCACGTGACTCTTTGCTTCCCGGATTGCCCCAGAACCTGTAGCGGTCTAACTGCACAGTCTGGCCTGGCTGCTTGCTGAAGTCATGAACGACCACAGGCTCTGCTGCCATCTCTACAACGTACGCGGGATGCGGACGGTAGAGCTCGGCGCCGAGAAGCTTCGGGAAATCATTATCGACAAACACTGTCGATATCTCCAGAAACTACAAAACAAGTTTAACCATAAATAACGGTTAAACTACGAGAAAATGTCGCATTTTTAGCGTTAGATCGATTTTTGATTGCTGCTGTTAACCGAAGAACTGAAGTTGCGCACGAGGTTACGCACAGACTCAGAGTTCTGTAAGTAAACAGAGCCGTAATTAGACACATATCGAGCCGCACCGCCCCGATAAACAGAACGGAGTGCAGTAGACATCAAACCAGGGACCGTAGACCTAACAGTTTCAGTATATGTTTTACAATAAACTGGGGGGTTGTAGACCCACTCAGATCGATTCGATGTTCCTTGAGACCCAAGACTATTCGTTAAGAGACCGCCCTCGTAGCGACCATGGGTAACACCACCACCTGTTCGTCCTTGAGCGGAAGTATTACTTTCTGGTGTGTTGTAAGGCGTGTAATTCTGATTATCCGGGGAGGCACCCCCAAAATATGTGTACTTACCTGAGTCACGGAGACCAAATTCGGGACCAATAGAGGTCTGAACCTTGGCGTTAGCGATCGTCGTGAAATTTAAAGCCCGGTAACCGTTGGAGATACCGAGAACTCCGCTGGCTTGGTAGTCAGAATCCTGAAAATCAGTCCAATATCCGGATACAGCAGGCGGAACTGATCGCCACGCGGTAGTTGAGTACACTCCGGAGGTCATCGGACCTGGTGTAACGATGCCGAGGTCCGCCCCGGTGTCCACGATGCCGGAACTTACGACAATGTAACCCTCCGAGATGGGTCCGCTCTGAAGACGGTGTAATCCGGTGTCGTACTTGTAGTTGGATAAAGGAATGTAGCCCACTTATTTATACCAACTACACATATTGTAGCTTTATTCGGGTGTAGCAGGCGCGATCTGGCTATTTAAAGTCTGGATGTCATTACTGATCAGAGCCATATCGCGCTCATAGGCTGCTTTCAGCTCAGAAAGCTCTTTTTTCACCGTTTCCAACTCATCGGCGGGAGAAATACGCTTGCGGCGACCGATCGGATTAGCCATTTGAGCTCTGTTTCTTACGTTTAATATACTCGGAAGCTTTTTTCTTCGCCTTAACGCGTTCGGGCAGCTTCCCTTTAGTTTTTTCCTCGTACTCCTTCACTTTCTCTTTGGAGATTTCACCACGCTCGGCCATTGCGTAAAATTTACGCCTTTGGGCAGCAGATTTGAACGGCACAACTGTAAAAAACGCTAACTAAAGCGTAACGCAGGTCTAGACAATAAAAAACCCCGCTCCCATCAAGCGGGGTCGTATCCACTCACTACAGAGTGTAGCTCAAGCGTTGTCCAGGAACAAGAGTTTCGAGCGGAAAGCTTCGGGACCCATGTTGGACAGATAACGCCAAGCGTTCTCAGGGCTCTGGTTCATCACTTGGCTGAAGTTCTGCCACTGAGCATCAGCGTCGGGAGAAGGAGCACCGGCCACGGCAGAAGCGGGCACGGCAGGAACCTGATCGTACTGAGGGTTGTACTGTTGAGCAGGTTGCTGTTCGTCTACAGGATACACTTCGGTAAAGAAACGGTTGGTGTAATCGGCTAAGTGATCAGGATCAGTCAGGATAGCTTCCATAGCAGCCCCGCGATTGGAAACTTCCTCCAGCACTTGATGCTGCTGAATCAGAGCATCTTCGAGCGTGGTGGCGTACTGATTGAGGATACCAGGAGCCTCAATGCCGAAGTGATTAACGACGGCGGTTGTTTCGGGACTTAGGCTTGGAGCCTGTTGTTCCGTAGAAGTCGGATAAGAAGTTTGGGTCGTAGACCCGTTGCTGTAGGAGATCGGCTGAGCCGTAGGGGCTTGGTAAGCCCACGGTTGGGCCTGTGAAAGCTGATTGAGTTGTTGAATATCCGCCGCCGTCAGTTGGGGTTGCGCTGACGGTGCTGTCTGGCTGGGCGACGGGGAGAGCCGGGACACGATTCGGTCCAAGCTGCCCAGCGCTGCTTCCCACGGGTTGTTCGGGGAGGAGACGGACGGAGACTGGCTGTACTGGCTGTTGGTAGAAGGGACCGTAGCCGGTTGTGCCTGCGACGGCGCTTGGGGCATAGCTGCCGAAGGCACCGCCTGGGTACTCGCTACCCATTGCGGGTAAGCGGTTGAGCCCTGGTCCGCCACCGGGGCCGCCGCCTGAGGGGCTGCTACCGCCGGGGAGACCGGGCTCGGGATCGAAGCTGGGATCTGCTGGCTCATAGCTGCCCGAGTAAGTCAGTTCTTGCGCGAGGTGGTCAAACGTCCTATAAAGTAAGGGCGTTAGGTTTAGCCGAGGATCAGCCGCTAAAGGCTGATTAGGGGCTAAAGGATGCGGGGCTTGTAGCATCTGGTTCAATAGTAGCAAGAATTGCTGCATTGCGCCCTGCGTTTGTTGAATCATTCGGAAAGGGAATCCTTTCAACATCTCCGAACGTTCAAGATCAGTTTTATCGGGGAACAAGTACTTAAGCGCTTCAACACTATCCACGCCGAGTTCTTGTAAGTTTCTGACTACGATTGATTTCTGGTTAATGTCGTACGCGGTGTCCTCATAAACATCCCCTTGGAACCGGTACGTAACTGCACGGTCGCCATCGGGAGGTAAACCAAAAACACCCCGTGGAACTTTGTTATCTGCAAGTGCTGCCTGGATCGCTAAATCAACATTTTCTTCATATTTTGTAAGCTTGTTTTGGTACTTAAC